AGGGTGATTCCATTTTTTCCGTTGTCAATCCCGTCAAGGGGCAGGAACAGTGGATTGACCGGCAGGTTAACGCCATAAGGCCACCTTCGGCGCAGAAGATAGCCGAGTATTTCGACAGATACGAGCCGGACGTGGTGCTGTTCTTGGAAACGCCGTTTACAATGGCATTATTCCCGGAAGCCGAACGGCGCGGGATAAAAACAGTTGCCATACCCATGCACGAAACAATATCAGCATCGAGGTTGAACCCTGCTGATCTGATGATTTGCACCTGTCAAGAAGCCTGGCGAAAGGCTACACACAAGAACCGCAGGATGCTTTTCTTGCCGATAGGGTTAGAGCTATTCGAGTACCGCGAGCGCACGGGGCATACATTCGTAACCAACATCGGTTACGGCGGGGTGAACGACCGGCGGCAGTCGGCAAGGGTTGTTGGGGCTTTTGAGCAAGTCAAGAATCCTGACGCAAGGCTGATACTGCGCTGTCAACAAGACTGGCCGAAGGGTTGCCGTTCCGACGACAAGAGAATTAAGTTTATCAAGAAGAACTTTCCCCGTCCGGCGGATATTTACGAGGACGGCGATATTGCAATCCTGCCGATAGCATACGGGGGTTACGAGCGTAGCATCCTTGAGAGCATGGCGAGCGGTATGCCGGTGCTGACGATGGACGCTGATCCAATGAATCACTACCAACACAACCCCGACTTACTGATGAAGCCGGAGAGTGTATACAAACTTTCGGGCCAGTGGGTTGTGGATACCAATTACAATGAGGTGTCGGTTGCTGACCTGCGCGACAGAATGGAATGGTTGCTCACAATCGACACCGCCAAGTATTCCCGCGAAGCTCGGGCGCAAGCGGAAGCGCAATCATGGGAGTGTAAGGATATTCCATATCTTGAAACGTGGCGGCGAACCCTGGAGGATTTAGTTGCTAGTTGAAAAAGAGATACACGGTTCTCGGATGATGCTGGATAAAAACGACAGGGGCTTGTCTGCTCAGTTGCTCAAGGATGGAACCCGTGAAGGTCAAGCACCGTTTCTCCTTGAGACTCTCGTTCAACCCGGATGGGTGTGTCTGGACATAGGAGCCAACCTGGGGTTCTACGCTTTGATAGAAGCGAAGGCGGGAGCGAAGGTATACGCCGTGGAACCCGTTCCTAATAATGTGAAACTCTTGAAACAAAGTGTTGAGTTAAACGGCTATGACATATCTGTTTTTGAAATGGCAATGGGGGATAAGGTTGGGACTGCTAGATTCCAGATTGGTACTACATCAAACTGGGGTTACATGATGGACATGGTGGCGTTTCGCGCAAGGGGAATTGAGGAGATCACCGTCAAGGAAATGCCCTTGGACACCTTTATTGAAAGACAGGGTATCGAGAGGGTTGATCTTCTCCGGTTTGACATTGACGGTTATGAAGTCGAGATGATAAACGGCGCACAAAAAACATTAGAAAATATGCCGAACGGCTCGTGGATATTTGCCGAACTTCATCCACGTTGTTTCCATAACCCTGTAAAGGATTTCATGCCCACGCTTCAAAACATAATCGACCACGGCTTTATTCCGAAAAAGTCAGAAAAGATAACGGCGGCGCTGGGTACAGTGTTGCCAGAAGGGTTCCCGGCAATGTGTTGTTGTACATACAAGAAATGTGCGCCCCTCGTCTTTTTGGAGAAAAAATGTTAGTCGAAAAGCCAATCCGTGACTTCAAGATGTTGCTCGATACTGACGACACGGGAATGTCAACCGACCTGATGAAGAATGGAAGTTGGGAAGGCACGGCTCCTGACGTCATGGCAAAGTTGGTACAACCCAACTGGACGGTTATCGAGATGGGAGCCTGTATCGGCTTCTACGCAATGATTGAAGCGAAGCGCGGTGCGAACGTGTACGTGATTGAACCTGTACCCCGCAACATCGAAATCATCCGTAAGAATATTGAGCTTAATGGGTTCGATAATGCACGGGCCTTTGAACTTGCGATAGGTGCCGAGAACGGTTGGGCAAAGTTCCAGTTGTCGCCCACCAGAAGCGACAGGGGCAGGTTTACCGCAACCAAAAGCGGTGATGGCGTAATCGAGGTTGAAACGATAACCCTTGATTCCTTTGTTGCGAGAGAGGGTATAGATAAAGTTGATTTACTTCGAGCCGACATAGAGGGAGCAGAAGTCGGTTTGGTAACAGGTGGACAGAATACTCTTGGGGCGATGAAGAAGGGTAGTTGGATTTTCATGGACATCCATCCGGTGAAAGTTCCCGATCCACTCATCAACCTTCTCCCGGCCCTGCAGAGTATATTAGACCACGGCTTCATCCCTAAGAAAGTATTGGCTCCAGGGGCGTACCAGAACCTCCCACCGAAGGGGTTTGCGAAAGCCATTTGTCAGTTAAAAGGCTTTCCCAAAGTATTCTTCGAGAAGGTCAAATGATACCTCAAGAACGGTTGGATAATCGAGGGCGGTTTGTCGGTTGCGAGATGCAACATGAATGGCCTCTCTACGATGTGCTAAACGATATTCTCTTGCCGAACAGCCATATCCAGACCATAGTTGAGATCGGCACCGGGCATGGAGCCTTGACTCTGGTGTTGGGGCTTTTCGGGGTCAAGATTGATGCTAAGGTTCTGACGATAGATATTGACCCGGCCTTGTCCGATGATGCCGTTGGTTTTTTCGACCACCTGGATATTACCAGGTTGACCGGCAATGAGTACGCCGAAGAAGTAATGAGCGCAATCGAGAAGTGGGTTGGGTTAGACCCGACTTACGTGCTTTGTGATGGCGATAACAAGGACTGGGAACTCAGGTATTGGTGGTCACGGTTGCCGCAGGGTTCGCTCATATCGGTTCACGACTGGGGAGATGCAGTCAAGCCCGCCAGGGTTCCCGTGGAGTTAGAGCCGTATCGACCCGAGGACTGGGATAGGGCGCGGCTGGCGACCTGGAGGGTTCCATGCTCATAGGCGTGATGGTGATTTGATATGTTAAAAATATGTCAAGAGTGTGGGAAAGAATACACAAGTCAGGGCAAGAAGTTTTGTTCTAATAAATGCCAGGGGAAGGCAAAAAGGGGAGAAAACAACATTCGCTGGAGTGGTGGATTGCAGAAACGCAAATGTGAAATCTGTGGGAAGCAATTTGTGGTTAAGGCAAGTTGGATCAAAAAGGGAGAGGGAAAATATTGCTCTAGGGAATGTAGTGCCAAGGCGCAAGTCACTCGCGTTGAATGCCGTTGCGTAATTTGTGGGGTCATGTTTGAGAGAACACCTTGCTTGATAGCGCGTGGTGGTGGTAACTATTGCTCAAAACAGTGCCACGGGATTGCCCAACGAAAACTCCGTTTGGGTGAAAATTGCCCAAACTGGAAAGGCGGCTCGACTTCTAAAGGTAAATTGATACGAGGGAGCGCTTCGTACAAAGACTGGCGCAAGGCAGTATTTGAGCGCGACAACTGGACGTGTCAAGACTGCGGCGAAAGGAATTACGGGGGGCGCGGGAAAACGGTTTTTCTTCATGCCCACCACGTCTTTCCCTTTGCTGATTTTCCCGAACACCAACTAGCGGTGTGGAATGGGATAACTCTTTGTGAGATTTGCCACGCCAAACTTCATCCATCTTTAATGGCACGAACACCTAAACGGGAAGTGGTAACATCACAAGCCTCGTGATGATAACATACAACGATTTCCCAATGGTGAAAAGAGCGGTGGAAAGCGTGATTGATTACGTGGACCGTGCCATCATAATCGACGGGAGGTTCATTGATTTCCCCGGTGAAACTAATTACTCAACTGACGGTACTATTGAGTATCTACGGTCAGTTGAGAAGGTGTCGCTGATACTGGTGGCAGGGAAAACGGAAATTGAGAAACGTAATTTATATCTCGTGAATGACCGTGATGAGTTTTACGTACACCTAGACGCTGACGAAGAATGGACGGGCGATCCCCCCATTCCCCCGGCTGATGCTGACGCTTGCATCGTGCCGCTCCACAGGGATCGCCCGCAACACGACATGGCGCGGGTTCGGCTTTTCAGGCACGTACCCGGCCTTCACTATAAGCACAAACATTATTGGCTCCACGACGGGCAGGGCCGCACGTTTGCCCTGCTGGACAGGGTAGGCGATACATACTGTGGCGTGAAGCTCAAGGGCAACGAGTTCGAGGGAAGTCTGATAAGACACCACGACCAGGAGCGCGACAAGGTGAGGCAAAGTCAAAAGAAAACCTATTACCGCAAGTACCTTGCCCCCCGGGAGAGAAAGTTTCAGGAGGTTCTATAAATGGCAATCACACCAGCTATTGATGGATGTAGGTTTTGGCTCCATGATCCTGCACCGGGCGTTATCTTCACTGACCCGCAGGTGCAAGAGTTCCTTGATCTGTGCAAGACGAATGACTCGGCTGGCCTTAACCCGGGTGATACGGGTTACGTGGCGACATACGATGTTATCCGCGCCGCCGGATATGCGTGGCTTTGGCTTGCCGGTGACGTAGGCAACAAATCAATAAGCTATCGCATCGGTGACGTGTGGGTTACGGTTGACAAGGGATACTGCCTCAGTCGCGCCCGTGAATTGATGGCAAGCGCGAGTGATACTGCCCTGCGCCGCGATGAGGACGTTGTAGCCGACACTTCCGCAAGGCGGCGTATATGATAACTGGAATCATCAACGCTGACCCTACGGTAATAAACATCACCAGGCATACGAAGGTTCCACTTGCCGCCGGGTTCTCATGGAACCCCGTTGCCATAGCCGCTCAGACTGTGCGGCTTTATACTTTTTCGACAAGGAATGCCCGTGAGGTTACACTTCCAGAAGGGGAAGTAAAAACCATTGTTTTGGGAATCCTTGCTGATATTGCGGCTGATATTGTCGTAGGCCATAATTCATGGGATTCGTTTGTTGTTGGTGGGAGAACATACAGAATAGTGGGCGTTCGTCGATATAATGATATAAATATACCTCAATGTACTGAAGCAGATTGTGCCGCCGTATGATTAAGGTGTGCGAATATTGCGGGGTCGAATACAAAGGACCACCAAAAAGGAAATACTGTTCTCGCAAATGTTCGGGGAGGGCTCATTCGGATAAGGTTGAACAAGAATGTGAGTATTGCGGCAAGACGTTTTTTACTTGGCCTTCGTATAGAGCTAGGGGTGGGGGTAGATTTTGCGGCCATAAATGTAGAGCCAAATCACAAACAACAAAAGTAGAACATAAGTGTGAAATATGTGGAAAACCCTTTCTTGTGAAATTGACATATTCTGTTAAGGGAAAGGGTAGGTATTGTTCCCGCAAATGCGCAGGGGTAGATCGCTACAGAAAATACTCGGGGGAAAAAGTTGGAGTTGGAAAGGCGGTAAAACTCCCGAGGCCATGCGTATCCGAAATAGCAAGGAATATCAACTATGGCGCGATGCCGTGTTCGCCCGTGACAATTACACTTGCCAAGAGTGTGGAGAACGTGGTGGTAGGCTCCAAGCCCACCATGTCTTTTCCTTTGCTGATTTTCCCGAACACCAACTAGCGGTGTGGAATGGCATAACACTTTGTAAAAATTGCCATCACGATATTCACCGTAAAACTTTGAGAGTGGCGGCGGTCTAAATGGCGGGTAGTGCGAAGGTGATAGCGAATCTAGCGGGCTGGGAAGCCATAACCCTCAAGGCGCTGGAAGCCGAACTCGCAAGGCATATCAAGGGATCAGAGAATTACGCTAAAGTATCGGGTCGTTGGGACGACAAGACCGGTGATGCTCGGCAGGGGTTGGGTAGTTCCGAGCCGTACCAGAAGGGGCAGTATTTGATGGTGTCGGTTTTCCACTCCGAGGAGTACGGCGAGTGGCTGGAAAGGCGAATGTCTTTCGGCGGGCGCTATAAGATTCTGGAGATGGCGAGAAGTCATAACCTTGCGTTTCTGTG